CAGAAGAAAAACCGTTAGATGCACAAGTGGATTGGAAAGAGAGTCTTCCAGAAGATTTGAAAAACGATCCATCATTACTAACTGTTAAAGATGTTCCAGGTTTGGCAAAATCTTATATTCATGCACAAAAAATGGTAGGTGCAGATAAGATTGCACTTCCTGGAAAAAATGCTTCGGAAGAAGAATGGGATGCTGTATATAATAGACTAGGCAAACCAGAAGAAGCAAAAACTTATGAGGATGATTTTGGTGATTTACCTATTCCAGAAGAGAATATAAAGGACTTCAAAGAAGCTGCTCACAAGTTAGGTCTTAACCAAACACAATTTAAAGGATTAACTACTTGGTATAAAGACAATATTAAAACACAAGTAGAAAGTATGACTGTGGATGCTGATACTAAAAGAGCAGAATCAGAAGCTGAATTGCGAAAAGAGTTTGGAAAAACGTATGATGCAAAATTAAAATCTTCTCAAAGAGTATTCCAAACTTATGGTGATACTGAATTTTTAGATGTAGAATTAAAAGATGGAACTAAATTAGGCGATCATCCTACATTTATAAAGTTGATGTCTAATATTGCAGACACTATATCTGAAGATAAGATTGCTACTGGAGAAAAAGGAAGTGAGTTTTTCACTCCTGCAGAAGCTAAAAGAAAGATTGCAGAATTAACTGCACCTGGTACAGCATATTGGAATCGTAAAGATGCTGAACATGAAAATGCAGTTAAAGAAGTAGCTGATATGCAAGAGATGGTTCATCCAGAAGAATAAAAAGTTTTTTTTGTTTTAGTATTTTTAAAACAAAGTCAGGGTAAATGGGAACATTCCTGTTGTTAGTCAATGACTCGTATGGGGTAATCGTTACTTCCCAAGAGAGTGTCCAATTATGGACAGCACTTCTCGCTGTTTATTTTTATTAACAATTTGGATAAGGAGATCTAAATGAGTTCTCAAATTACTACAGCTTTCGTTCAACAATATAGTAGTAACGTGCAATTACTTTCTCAACAAAAAGGAAGTTTGCTCAGAAACGCTGTACGTGTTGAAAGTCAAGTAGGAAAGAACGCATTTTACGATCAAGTTGGTTCTGCGACTGCACAAAAGAGATTGAGCAGACATGCAGACACACCACAACTAGACACTCCACATGCCAGAAGAAGAGTATCGCTTGTTGATTATGAGTATGCTGACTTAATTGACGACCAAGACAAAGTCAGAACATTAATTGATCCAACAAGTCCTTACTCACAAGCCACAGCATTTGCAATGGGAAGAGCTATAGATGATGAAATCATCTCTGCTGCTTTCGGAACTGCATATACTGGTGAAACAGGTTCTACTTCAACAACTTTCCCTTCAGGACAAGTTGTTTCAGTCGGATCGCCTGTAGCAGGTTTATCAATCGCTAAACTTGTAGAAGCAAAGCAATTACTTGACGAAGCTAATGTAGACACAACATTACCTCGTTATGTTGCAGTTGCTCCTGAACAGCTTGCAGATTTGTTAAATATAACAACTGTAACTTCATCAGATTACAATACTGTTAAAGCATTAGTGCAAGGTGAAATTGATACATTTTTAGGTTTTAAATTTATTGTATCAACTCGTCTTTCCAGCGAATCTGGAGTTAACCGTAGAGTTATTGCTTGGGCTGAAGACGGCTTATTACTTTCAATAGGCAAAGATATTACAGCAAAAATAGATGAAAGAGCTGACAAAGGTTATGCTACTCAAGTCTATTATGCTATGAGTATCGGTGCTACGAGAATGGAAGAAGAAAAAGTCGTTGAAATTAAATGTAGGGAAGACTAATGGAGGAAACTAAATAATATGGCAGCCGTTTATGGTGCAAATATTACAAATTTAGACGCAACTCCAAGAGTACCTGCATCTTCTGAGCAAGTACACGGAGTATTAAGAGTGTGGTATGATACCTATGAAGCAAGTTCTTTGTCAGCAGCTGATACAATCACTATGGCAAGAATGCCTGCTTATTCCACAGTACACGATGTTGTTTTAAAGTGCGATGCACTTGCTGGTTCTTCAACTTTAATAGTTGGAGATTCAGATGATCCTAACAGATTTATAGAAGCTTCTGGTACATGGAATGCAGCTGGTCAAACACAATCAATGTTAGGTGGAACCTCTGCTGGTGCACCTACTGTTTCTATGAATGGTTTGGCACATCGTTACACAAGTGAAACTGATATAATCATCACTACTGGTGGTGCTACTATCAATAATACGCTTCACATGTGGGTATATTATACAACTGATTAATGCGTTTGTAATTAAACACAACCCTGAATAAGATTCTGAGTCTGCCAGTACTTGTAAACAGAAACTGGCAAGATTTTTTTATATTATTAATAGGAGAAAAAAATAATCAATGGCAAGTAAAGTTGATATATGTAATTCTGCAATGAACATGTTAGGAGCATCTAATATTGTAGCATTAACAGAGGATAGTAAAAATGCTCGTTTATTAAATCAAAGGGACATCCTTGGAATTGTTTAATTAACAGACAACAATTAAATCAATCTTCAACAACCCCTACTTATCAGTTTAGTTATGCTTATCCTTTACCTACTGATCCGTATTGTTTAAGAATTTTAGATTTTCATACAGGTTCTTATTCTTCCAATGAAGTGGATATGGATTGGAAAGTAGAAGGAAGAGAAATTTTAACAGATGAAGCAACAGTATATATTAAATATATTGGGAGAGTTACTGATCCAAATGAATATGATACATTGTTAATTGAAACAGTTGCTGCAAGATTAGCTTCAGATACAGGTTATGCTATCACAGGTTCCACTACATTAACAAATGCTATGTGGCAATTATACGAAGCAAAGATTGTAGAAGCAAGACATGCTGATGCGTCAGAAGGAAAACCAGATGAAATAATAGCTAATACATGGCTTAATGCGAGGGCTTAATAATGGCTAGAACAACATTAGCATATTCAAATTTTACTGGTGGTGAAATATCCCCCAGACTAGAAGGAAGAACTGATTTAGCAGTTTATAGTAATTCTGCAAAACAATTAAGTAACTTTCTTATACATCCACATGGTGGTGTGTCAAGAAGGCCAGGAACAGAATTTATTTCAAGAGTTCACGATCAATCTAAATATACAAGATTAATACCTTTCGAATTTTCTACAGTACAAACTTATGTTTTAGAATTTGCGACAGGTAAAATAAGATTTTATAAAAACCAAGCACCAATATATGAAGCAACAAAAACTATATCAGCAGCTACAGGAGCAAACCCATGTGTAGTTACTGCAACTTCACATGGATATTCTGATGGTGATTTTATTCTTATACAAGCAGTTGTAGGGATGACAGAATTAAATGGAAGAAGATATAAGGTAGCAAACAAAACAACTAATACTTTTGAATTACAAGATGAAGATGGAACTAATATTAATTCAAGTGCTTTTACTGCTTATAGTTCTGCAGGTACTGCATCAAGAGTATATACTATCAGCAATCCATATACTGAAACACAATTAAGAGATATTAAATTTACCCAATCTGCAGATATTATGTATTTAGTTCATCCAGATGTATCTATTAGAAAACTTACAAGATCAGCTCATACTACTTGGACACTAACAGAAGCAGATTTAATTGATGGACCTTACTTAGATGAAAATACTACAGCAACAACTATGACACCATCTCATTCTTCAGGAGATGATCGAACAATAACGGCTTCAACTTCAACTTTTGCTTCAACTGATGTAGGAAGATTAATTACTTTTGATTCTGGTTATGCAAAAATAATAACCTATACAAGTGTAACTGTTGTGAAAGCTGATATTAAAGATGATTTTGCTGGAACAAGTGCTACGACTGCTTGGTCGTTAGGAGCATTTTCTGATACGACAGGACATCCTGGTGCTACTACATTTTTTGAACAAAGATTAGTTTTTGGTTCAACAGCTACAGAACCACAATCTTTATTTTTTAGTCAGTCAGCAGATTATGAAAATTATAAAGCAGGAACTGATGCTAGTGATGCAATGATATTTGCAATAGCATCTGACC